AAGTATCACAGGTATTTCAACAGGTTTCAATGATCCTGATATCTGGGTTAGCACAGGATCGTATGGATTAAATTATCTTATCAGCGGGGATTTCTTTAGAGGAATTCCGATGGGTAAGGTAACTGTATTTGCGGGCGAGTCCGGTGCAGGAAAATCATATATTGTCTCTGGTAATATTGCCAAGGCAGCACAGGAACAGGGCATTTTTGTTGTTATGATCGACACAGAAAATGCGCTAGACGAAAAATGGTTACATAATATTGGTGTCGATACAAGCGATGAAAAAATGTTGCGTATTAGTGCGTCTATGGTAAGTGATGTATCGGGTATTGTATCAAGTTTTGTAAAAGACTATAAAGAAAATCATTTAGATTTACCGAGAGCGGATCGACCAAAAGTTTTGTTTATCATTGACTCAATCGGTATGTTATTAACAGAAACTGATGTAAATCAATTTAATGCCGGTGAAATGAAGGGAGATATGGGGCGCAAAGCAAAGCAATTAAAATCCTTTGTTACTAATTGCGTTAACATGTTCGGGGATTTAAACATCGGAATGGCAGTAACAAACCATACTTATGCAAGCCAGGATATGTTTGACCCCGATGATAAAATTTCCGGAGGTTCTGGATTTATCTTTGCTTCGAGTATTGTTGTTGCAATGCGTAAATATAAATTGAAAGAAGATGAAGACGGTAATAAGACTACTGAAGTAAATGGTATTCGTGCAACCTGCAAAGTTGTTAAGACGCGTTATGCAAAACCATTTGAATCTATTAAGATAGATATTCCCTGGGAATCTGGTATGAATCCGATTTCTGGTTTATTTGACTTGTTTGAGAAATCAGGATCTTTGATAAAAGAAGGTAATCGTTATAAGTACACTTCTAAGAAGACAGGGCAAGAAATTAAAATGTTCAAGAAAGAATGGAACACTGATGAGGCAAGTATGAGAATTATCATGGATGAATTTACGGGAAATGATTTCAAGGTAGTGATTGCTGACTCGGCAGAAGAATTGCCTGGCATTAAACAAGTAACAGAGGAGAGCTGATATGGTAAATGAAAATAATGAATTAATAATCTCACATTGCCCCAAAGGAGCGTCTTGAAGTTGCAGACATATTGATTGTTGTGTTCGATGAATTTGGAAAAGTTGATGATGACTTAATGGATGAAGATCTTGATAAAGAGCTTCGTGCAGCAGTAAGAAGCCATATCGGTGATCCATTGGATATCGATGAAGATGATGAGGACTTTGATGACTAATACAGCCAACGGCGTCGGCTCATCACTAATTGAGTCTATTAACAGTAAGGATGCTCAGAAGTCACTTTTAGAAATCCAGCAGTTTAAAGAACAAATGAGAAACACAACTGTGGGTGCAGATTTCGTTATGTGGATTACCGAGCCAGTAAATCTGACTAAGGTACATAAGGCCTTGGCAGAAGACCTATCGGTCCCTCCGCGCTTACTTGCTATTAGACGAGCATCAATGAATCGAACACAAAAAGCAGTATTGTTAGTTCAAGCAATAGAAATGGCAGTAAAGAAAGTATACAATCTATGATTCAGAAATGGTATTATAAAGTCACTAATGACCTTAGTTTAATACCTGATTTCATTGACTACTACGAAGGCGAACTTATACAGGCTCGCCTTGAGTTATCATTAAAAGGTAAAAGTTTAGAAAAACACGCGGCCGAATTACCTGGATTAGTGGAACAGAGATTTACTCAGTTACAAGAAATTGAAGCTGTCTTAGAATACCTTAATATTAAATTGAGGAAAGACAGGTCAGCTGAATTTAAGAAATTCTTAGAAGCATACAATAAAGTGTTAAGTTCGCGTGACGCTGAAAAGTATGTTGACGGAGTATCCTCAATTGTGGATTCTACTTTGCTTATAAATGAAGTAGCATTACTTAGGAATAAATTCCTATCGATATCAAAGGGTTATGAAGCTAAGAATTTCATGACTGGCCACATTATAAAATTACGCGTCGCAGGATTAGATGACGCAAGCATATAACTATAATAAATGAAAACCACATTACACATTCTTGACGAATGTAATATAAAATTCTCTGACTTAGATCCGGCCTGTAGACGCAAGATGGTTGAGTCATTAGAATTTATGTTACCATATGCTCGTCATACACCTGCCTTTAAATTAGGTCGATGGAACGGAAAAATGAGCTTCTGTGATATAGGTGGCCGTTCATATCTAAACTTGTTAGATACATTGCTACCAATTGTGCAACAACATGGATACGAGATCGAAATTGAAGATCATCGTGATTCATCTCACGATTTCGAATTCGATCTCGTCGACGAAGATAGCTATAGTCACATTATGTGGCCAAAAGGTCATCCAATTGCTGGTCAACCTATTATGATTAAGGATCATCAGCTCGGCGTCATTAATTCGTATTTAGAGAACTTAACAGGTGTTAACATCGCACCAACAGGCTCGGGAAAAACCCTAATAACGGCGATTTTAAGCCATAAGATAGAATCATATGGTCGCAGTATCGTAATTGTACCTACTAAAGACTTAGTCACACAAACTGAGGAGGATTATATCAATCTTGGTTTAGATGTGGGCGTCTTCTTCGGTGATAGGAAAGAATATTTAAAAACACATACAATCTGTACATGGCAGAGTTTAGAAAGTTTAGCAAAAAGGTCAAAAGAAAAAGATTTAGATATAAACATAGAGGATTTCTTCGAGAATGTAGTTTGTGTTATTGTCGACGAAGTACACAAAGCGAAAGCAGATGTATTAAGAAAACTTTTATCAACATATCTTGCACATGCCCCAATTCGCTGGGGTCTAACTGGAACAATGCCAGAGGAAGAGGCAGATAAGGTCGGTGTGGTTGCATGTATAGGTCCATTGTTAGGGACTATCAACACAAAAGAATTACAAGATAAAGGTATATTAGCACAATTGCATGTCAATGTTTGGCAGCTACAGGACGTCGGCGCAGCCGCAAGTGGTAATTACCAGACTGAATTAAAATGGTTGACTACTAATTCTAAACGATTAGAATATCTTGCTACTCAAGTAGGAACAATATCCGCGACCGGCAATACGCTTATTCTGGTTGATCGTGTCGAGACAGGTGAGATGCTACAATCACTCATACCTGATTCGATATTCGTATCTGGTAAAATGAAATCAAAAGATAGAAAAGAAGAATATAAAGAAGTGCAGGAAGTTGATGGCAAGGTTATTATAGCAACATATGGTGTCGCATCTACTGGTATTAATATTGTTAGAATTTTTAATTTAGTATTGTTTGAAGCTGGCAAAAGTTTTGTTCGAGTTATACAGAGTATAGGCCGAGGCATTCGTGTTGCACCAGATAAGGATTTTGTCAATGTATATGACGTATGTTCGAATTGCAAGTATAGTAAAAGCCATTTAACAAAGCGTAAGAAATTTTATAAAGACGCGGAATATCCATTTACTGTAAAGAAAATAAATTATATATGATTTTAGAAACACAGATATCTTATGGCTATAAAACGCTTATAGAGACATTCTGTAAAGCAAACAATCTCAATATTGATATACAAGATATGTCTGCATATCCTTATGGTAAAATAATTTTGCACTATGAAGATAATTCAGAGACCGCCGTAACTATGTCATTTATGTCCATAAAACATTTAGGCTTTGAAAATATGCTATGTGACTTTTTAATTAAATGCAATATACCACCGAGCTTAATTACGGTAGGTAAGATGGCAGTAAAGCGCGATATGAATGAGCTTGATAAGAAATGGGCAGAGCACAGGAAAGCTATTGGGCTAAGATGAAATCTGTTAGGACAACACTAAATTACGGACATTCAAAGTTGTTTCGTGAGTTTTTGAATGATATGGAATTAGGCGAGGTTATAGTGGGCGATTACGAAGCTACTGATGCAAAATACTATACACAGAAATCTATATGCTACTGCTATAGAGAGAAATCCATAGAAACAGTTGCTATTCTGACTTTCCTTGTGTTAAAATATGGAAGCATAGAAGATGCATATAAACAACACAAATTTAAGTAAACCGGAGAAATAAAATAAATATTCTAACAAACGACAACGTAGCATACAATCTCGATAAGGTCCCTAATGAAATTGAGGACATTAGATATTGTGTGTTAGATTATTCTAATCCTAAAGAACCGGATTACTTTTTTATTCCATTAATTTTCTTAGAAAGCTTCCACGCACCAGCAGTTGTATTACAAATAGACAAATATAAAATACAAATGCCATTAGATTGGTCTATATTAGTTTGCGACAACGATTATAGCGATTTAGAAATTATGCCATTAACCAGTCTTAACGATCGTGGATTTTGTACAATGGTGTTCAACCCATTACGACATATGGTACCTCGTCCAAAAGAAGTAATGATTACTAATGTATATTCGGAAGTAAAATGGTTTTTCCCTAAATTAAAACATGGAAATATTCTTGTGGTCCCACTCGAAGATACACCATATCCGAATTGTGCACTATTTGTTAAAGAAGTAAATAAGTTACCTGAAGTAATTGATATTGGAGCACTGTTTGAGTAATGATGTAGGTAATTGGATAGACACCTTCTTCGAATTAAACCCCGATGCTGATCGGCATGAGGAAGTAGTTAAGGGTAAGAAAAAGGAAAGCACACTTACATTAGCAATGGAATTACCGGCAATGGACTATCGAAACAAAGACTTTTATAAGAATTTGTCGGGAGAACATAAAAAAGAAATTAGTTTATGGATACTCATGAGGTACATGAGTTCGTCGCAAAGTGACGCTGATCATCATATAATTATGGTTAACGAATTTGTTAATACTAATTTTAGTACATTATCGAAGCATCCAGAACTACAATGGAAATTGTTAGCACTATGTGGGACTGATAAAAAGCAATTCCATCCATGGATTCCACCACCCAAGAAAGCAAAAAAGAATAAGCTTGAGGAAGCATTGATATTGTTAAATCCGTTGCTAAAAGATGACGAATTAGACATGCTACAGGAAATTAATACACAGGCTGATTTCGAAGAATATTTTAGGGATAACGCACTTGACGACAAATCAATTAAAGAAATATTCAAAGGCGACACCAAAGGAAAGTAGTAAGCTAATGGTTCAGAATTTTGAATGTAAGTTTTGTAGAAATAAATTTCACAAAGAAAGTACGTTATCTACGCATATGTGCGTTAAGAAACGACGTCATATGGAAATTGACAGCCCTGCCTCAAGGTCTGGTTTTAGGACATTCCAGAAATTCTATGATATAACAATGGGTTCTAAGAAACCAAAGAGCACACAAGAATTCATTGAAAGTGATTTCTATATAGATTTTGTTAAGTTTGGAAATCATGTTGTTAATCTTAAACCAGTATACCCAGATAAGTTTATAGAATTTGTTATTAGGAACGGTGTTAATCTAAGAGATTGGACAAAGGATTTTGTCTATGATACCTATATTGAAGACTTAATTAAGAAAGAACCTGCCGATGCGGCTACCGAACGCACCATCATGACAATGGCAGAGTGGGCGACGGAACATAAAACAAACTTTACTGATTTCTTTAAAAATGTTTCGGCGAATGAAGCAGCAAGACTAATACGAACAGGTAAGATAAGTCCGTGGGTTTTGTATTTGTCAGAATCTGGTGGCAGTCTCATAGATGCATTCAACGATGACCACGCAAAGATTGTCGGATCTATTATTGATCCCGGCTACTGGATGAAAAAGTTCAAGAACAATGATGATGTTAGTTACATTAAGGATATATTAGCGCAATCTGGAATATGATACCAATTTCTGTAATTCCGCAAACCGGTACCTTACATAGAGATATTCAGGAATGGTTAAAAGATTTACCTGATGGTGATTACGTTTATCTCTGGCCATCATTTAGGGTTACCTTTTGGTATGATGAAGATGCCACAGCATTTATAATAAAATTCGGTGGCAAGAAAAATATTTCCAGAACAGAACAAATTTTACTCGGGATACCAATGCAATGAAGATTACGACTGATGTGGATATCGATTGTTTTGGTCGCGATAAAATTCTTGAAGGGCTTGGCTGTATATTTGGACGAATCGACCGTGCCGATGATAAGTTTGAGAAGCACCCAACCGGCGTCTACTTTCAGAACTTACCCAGAGATCCTACTACTAATATTTCTACCATAGATCATAGAATTGCAGGTGACTATGGATATTTTAAGATTGATTTCTTAAATGTTAATATGTACGAAGGCGTTAAGAACGAAGAACATCTTACAGAATTGATTAACAAAGAACCGCCCTGGGACTTTTTTCAGTATGCAGAGGTCACTGATAAGTTATTCCACTTAAAGAGTTATAGTAATTTGTTACAAAGATTTCCACCTAAGTCGGTAGAAGATATCGCAATGATATTGGCAATGATAAGACCGGCAAAGGCATACTTGCAAAGTGCAAACTGGGATAAGGTATGTGACGAGATTTGGGATAAGGACTTAGATAGGACTGACTACAGTTTCAAAAGATCTCATGCAATATCTTATGCACTGGCTGTAATTGTGAATCTAAATTTAATGATTGAACAGATGTCGAAAGATTAACCTGTTTTTCTGATAAGCTGTATTTGACGCTTTTTAATTCTCTTACGCATAATATTATTTAGACTTGTCATAGACCCGAACATTATTTCGATGTCTTTGTTTACTACTGTTTTAAGACAGTAACGAAATTCAAACATCTGTCCCTGCATAAAAATATTAATAGGCAATAGTCTATTACTTTCCCACCACCACGTTTCTCCAAGGTCAAGAAAGGTTTTCTTTTCCTCTACTGTTTTTATAGATTCGTAATCATAGAAACTTATAATTTTATCATCGGAATTTTGGATAATGCCGATGTATTCGGTTGTTTGGCAACGAATGCCACTTAAAAATGGGAATTTTTCTTTGATTTCTTCAATATTTGTCATACCAAGTTATTTATATGATCATTGCTGAAAGGAAAATATTTTTGATGCACATTGTGATAAATATGTAAAAAGGTGGGCATAAATGGATATCACATTCAATAAAATATATATGTACGATCACGTTCGCCAGCTATTAGCTGTCGGTGACACCTTCTGCACCTGTAAGGACAATGGCCCAATGAATAAAAATCCAATTCGCGTACACAAAGGTCTTGATAATAAAGTTATCTTCAGGGTGTTAGGCCCAGATAGAGTTCCGTTTGATGTATCTTGCGGTCAGCAAGTATACGCTCGTATTATTGATCCAGATAACAGAACAGTTGTATTAGAAAAGCTTTGCAGATTAGGACCAGCAAAAGGTATTGTTACTCTTGAATTGGATAGTGGTGATATTGCAATAGTTGCGCCAGGCCTATATACAATGGTAATGATAAGGACTGAAGAATTTATAGTAAATGTCCCCGATTATTACATTGAAAAACCATTGTACAGCGACCTTAACGATAATGTTGCTATGGAAATAGAAATTACAGAGCAGGCATTTAAGGCTCCACTAAAGAGTATTATATACGAACCGTTAGATTGGACTCCTGATATTGTTATGCCTTTGCATGGTGCACCTATTCCATCGTTCTATACAGGCCGTATACCAGGCGGCCGAGTACTAAACCACATAAATTCTGTACATTCTTTCTCAACTTATACAGAGAATTTTACAGGCGTATTAGAAATCTGGGGAAGTTTA